CAATATCAACATATAGTTCATTACGATCAACTCTTGCAGGAGTGTTGTTGGTTTCGTCACATACAACTAAGAAGTCATAAAGTGCTCTCTGTCCTACAAGTTCTAATAACAAGCTCTCAGTTTGACCTTTGATCTCATCACGTGTAATTTTATCGTTTGGTTCAAAGATATAAGGTTTAGCTAATTGATTTAACTGGCTACGTAAGTAAATTACTAAACGTGCTACGTTAATTCTATCTAGAGAACTTGTACCTCTTGCTCGAGTTTTCTGTCCAAAGTTAACAAGACCTGCACCAGTAATAAATGTAATTGGATTTACGCCTTGTGAGTATAATGTATCACGTTGACCTTCATTTAGTGCAACACTTGAAAACTCACCTTCGCTAGTAATAAACCCTGTTGAGCTTGCATTAGTTACACCGCCACGTCTTGTACCTGCTGGTGCAAACCATGGATAGCTAACTTGATCACTTAATGCAATAGTTCTTAGCATCATGTGACTTGGCGGAACAACAATATTGTTACCTACGTTGTCACTTGTAAAGCCCCATGGATAAAACATTGCCAAGTATTCATCTCTACTTACTAAGCCGTCGTCATTATCTTCAACTACTGAGCGAGCGTTTGTTGCCCATTCGTTTAATGAAGTTGCATCTGGTGTTAATCTTGCAGGACTATCTCCAACAACAAAACCAGTTAAACCTCTATCGTAGTTTAGATTAATTAGTTCGCCAATTAGTTCTGGATATGCTGGTGCTGATATCAAGTTAAAGATGCGTGATTCATCGTCACGTACATCGTCGTTATTATTGATAACTGCTTGCATTGCTTGTAAAATAACTTTACGTTGTGCTTTACGTCCAAAACTACCTGAGCCGTCAACTTGGTTAGCTGATTCAGTAACCCAACGATCATATACACCAGTAGATGCATCACCGTAGTTAGCTTGTTCTTCGTTGTTCATTCTAATGTTTTGTGCGCCACTATCAACATAGTCTGATACATAACGCTTAACATTAAATCCTGAACGACGAGTATTAAACAGCATCATTCCTTTTGGAAATAAGTCTGGATCTGGGCAATCAAAATCAACATAGTTTTCTGTTAACAAATCTACAATGTCAGCTTGAGTATTTCCATTTGCTCCGCTAGTTCCCCAACGTGCATCTGCAAACACAATACCGTTTTCAGTTGTTTGATCACCGTTATCAATTAATTCCCACTTGTCAGTAAGTTTTCTGTAACGATAAATTACTGGATAGTTTTCTAAATCACTAGTATCAATCCAAAGATCACCGTCAACTAGTTCTGAACTATCAGTTTGTTTAGTAGGCTGTGTTGCACGAACAATTGGTCCTGCTGGATCACAGTCTTGATAATCTGCATTAAAGTTATGATAACCAACCCATTTTTCGCCATCGTTAATCATAATATCAACTTCGTCGACAATTGAGTTATACCATAATGTTCCGTCTTGTGCAGCTTGTGTTAATGGTGTTGCACTTGGTGTATATACTAGTGGTAACCAGTTACTTGCTCTAAATTGCAAAGTTCCTGAACTGTTATCAACACCAGGCTCGTCTATTAAAAATTGTGTTGTAGTTGCATCATCTACATCAAACGCTGATAATCCAAATAAAACAAAACATGCAAATGCACCTTGACCGTCTGTTAAACGCATCTCGCCGCCTTTTGAATGTTTAATAATAACTCTGTCTGCACTATCTACATCAGCACTTACATATGAAACTCCTGCGTTTGTAATTGCTCCGGCTATAGCAATAGCGTCTGTTGCGCCGTCACCGGAACCAGTAAATTGTACATATACTGGGGATGAGAAATTAGCATCTCCAGGTGCTGTTGCTTCAATTTGGAAATTGTAAACAGTTCCGTTACCAAATTTTCCATCGGTAATTTTTGCAGTTCTTACGGCAGTTGAACCAACTGCTGCTCTGCGCATAATTTTAAAAGTACCTAATGGAAGTTCGTCTTGTGCAACGTTACTATTAATGAATAAATCACCAATAGTTAAATTTTCACCGCCGCCTGTTCTATCTAATTGTACTAATGCATCTTGTGCAGTATCATAGATAGGTGCTTCAATGTCTTCCCATAATCTTGTGTTATCGTTCCACTGCTTTACTCTCCAACGTGCGCCTGCATTTGGTGTAGTTGTTTTAATCCAAATACTACCAGTAGGTCTATTGTAAGTATCAGTGTCTTTAAATTCTGGAACACTAGTATGTCTACTAATTTGTAATGCTGGTGCATGATATGTTCCGCTCTCAATACCTAATGCATCAAGCGTAGTTGTTCCACCTGCTTCAGAAATGCTAAATGAACCAGCTAATGAAGAATCAGGTCCGCTTACCGTACCGTCAGTGTAAATTGCAATTTTTCCGTTAACAACTCCTGCACGGAAACCTAAAGGAATAGTACTATTAATTCCTTGTGCAACATCTGTCATAGTTGATGCACCTGTCCAACTAACTGGAGAACCATCAATTGTAAAATTACCTGTTGCTGGTGCTGCTGATTTAGTACCAGTTACTGCTGGCCACGCATCACGCCACGCATCACTACCTAATTCAACCCAAGTACCGCCGGATTCTCTATACCAAAATGTATTAAGGTTAGTAACAGCAACTACTGCATAATCGCCAATTTCACCAATGGATGCTAAAGGACGTTTTACAACAGTTCCGTTATCATCTGAAGCGTCTTCGGTTTGAGCAGCGTTAGTGATTACTAATGGAATCTTATTAGTAAATGTCTGGCCGCCATTAATATCTATTGGCGCATTGTTCCATTCTTGGATACCAAACAATGTTGAAGCTGTATCTAACCAATATGTTCCGTCTTCTGGATCTGCTGTTGGAACAGATGACCTTGGTGTTAATGATCCTAAGTCAATTCCTGCTCTAACAACCCAAGCTCTGTTACTTACTCCTAAAAATGAGTATGCTGCTTGTAAACCATATTCATTTAATTCACTACCGTGAATTGGATTATTATTTGCGTCAATTTGAAAAATTGGATCGCCAAATGTTTCTGCCAGGTCACGTTGCGAAGTCATTAAGTAAGGCTTACCAGCATTTTGTGCTAGTGTGCCTGGCGCAGTGCCTGAACCCGAAGCATTTGTTTTATCTTGTGCCGTTGCACAGAAGATAACTGGAACTGTACCTGGTTCAGCGGGTGTGTAGAAACTTTCATCTACTACGCTAACCTGTACACCTGGTGATACTAATGCCATTTTATATTCTCCTATCTGGATGGGTATTCTGTTACATGTATTTACCAATTAGTTGAGAAAAGATGCTGTTAATACCTATGAAAAAGGGACCGAAAAGGTGAGCTAAATACAATATGAGACCATTATGCTTGTGCGGACAAAGACCTGCCGCCATAAATTATAAAAAAGAAGGTAGAACTTATTATCGAAAAAAGTGTGAGATCTGTTTAAAGCACGGGGGAACAGCTCACGGAATTCCTAAATGGAAACAAGCAGGATATCAAAAAAAAGACACTTGTGACAAATGTGGATTTAGATCTAAACACTTAGAACAGTTTAATGTATTTCATATTGATGGTAACTTAGAGAACTGTCGTCCGAGTAACCTAAAAACTATCTGTGCTAACTGTCAGCGTATTCTTCAGAAAGAAGGTGTGCGGTGGAAGCAGGGAGACTTAATCCCTGACTTCTAAAAATTGTTCTCATCAATACTGCAACATTTTTCTGTAATCTTTTTAGGTCGCCATTATTGTCAATAGTGTAATCACACATCCATTGTTCAATACTCATAGAACTAGGATCTTCAGTAGGCAAGTGATCCGTACGATCTACCCAAATAGCATAGTCGAAAATTTCTTCGTTCTGCATTGCAAAGAATTCGCGCTTGTTGCGTAGTCCGCAGTAGATACTGTGTTCTGCAAACAAGTTGCGTCCAAGACGTGCTAGATCATCTCTACAGTAATCGTGTATCATATTGTACCATTCAGTACGATGATTGTGTCGATCTGCAAAGCATTCTTCTTCGTCTGCATAACCGTATTTGTCTTTTAATTCATCAAATATAAAAAGCTCACTACAAAACTTACTTGATGATTGAAATTTATATCCGTATGCTTTTAACATTTCGCAGACAGTATCTTTACCGTGTCTGCCGTGGCCAACAACAAGTAGTTTAGGTAACATTAATGAATCCTCTTAAAATATATGTTATATTATAATAGGATCAGGACCTTTTGTCAAGAAGTTTTTTATATGCTTCTTCAAAACCTTCTTCTTTATAGACATTTTCGTGATTGCCCCAAAGACGTTTAAAATATCCGTCTGCACTTTCTAATATTGTTTTTTCAGAACTGGTAAGATGTCCTTTAACCATCCAAAAAAGCCTATGGGCTTCTTTGTGGCTAAACTCAGCCATTAGCCAATTGTAAACCCGTAGCCGACACCGCCGGCCATTTGTGTTGAAACTTCTTGGTCTAGTTTTTCCATTTCAGCCTGCGCTTCTGCTTTTAAGCTATCACCATTAAGTGTTGATCCGCCTTGTGGTCCTGCAATAGTAGCAAATTTACTACGTGCTTCACCTAGCATATACTTACAAGCGGCAAGTGTATAATCTTTAATCCACTGCTTTGCTAGATAATCACTTAATAACTCTGAGTCAGGACGATAATTATAGCACATTAATAATAATGTTTCATTATCTGCTCTAGGACGTTGTAGTAGCGTAAGTTTATGGGTTGCAGTATTCCATTTAAATTCAATAAATGAACCAAACATACGGCCTACAAGTTCTTGATATTGACTAAACATATCGTAAGTTGCAAGGCCTCCTAGGTTACTACTTGACAAAAGATAGGTATTGGTGTAGGCCATATTAAAAGGTTCGAAAATTGTGCCTCCGTCGCCACCACCTGTTCTAGAACCTATACTTCTGCGGAAAATTCTTCGAACTTCAATTACTTCATCAGCAAGTGTATATTCATTATGATCTGGAACAGTTTCGATAAAGACATAACTTTCTTCAACTGAATTATCACTGCGTTGTCTAAAACGTGTAAGTGCTTTAGTTAATGCTGTTTCATAGTGAACTGGATCGAGTTCTACATCAATCATTCCACCACCTAACATTGCATTTACATAATCAAATACTTCTTGCTTTTGTGTTTGTAATATTGCCATTCGATGTTCTCCGTATTAGTATTTATCGTATGAACGCCATAACGATAAATATGTATATGCCAAGACTTAGTTTATATAAACCCGAAAAGGGAAAAGATTATGAATTTCTAGACAAACAGATACTAGAGATGTTTACTATTGGCGGTACCGATATTAACATACACAAATATATAGGAACCGATGACGGTGTAAACGAAAAAGATCATACACAAATACAAGATATGATGTTTTTAGAAAATAGAGACAGAAAATATGATCCTGATATCTATTCTATGCGAGGAATTTATAACGTTCAAGATATAGATTTTGATCTAAGTCAGTTTGGATTATTTTTAAGCAATGATACATTGTTTATGACAATACATATTAATAGTTCTGTTAGAACACTAGGTAGAAAAATTATGCCAGGTGATGTAGTTGAACTTCCTCATTTAAAAGATGAATATGCGCTTAATGATTATAGTGTTGCACTAAAACGGTTTTATGTAGTTGACGATGTTAATCGTGCAAGTGAAGGATTTTCGCCTACTTGGTATCCGCATTTATATCGTCTAAAACTAAAACAAATATATGACGGACAAGAATTTAAAGATATACTCGATCTTCCTGCAGATGAAGACGCTCCAGGAAACGATAAGTTACGTGATTTGCTTTCAACATATGAAAAAGAAATGCAAATTAACAATGCTGTTGTAGACGAAGCAGTTGCTGAGACTCAACAAAGTGGTTATGATGTAACACATTTCTTTACATTACAAACAAACGAAAGTGGAGATACAGAATTAACTGAAACTGAAGGACCGGATAATCTTAAAACAATGGCTCCGCCTGATAGGCAAGGTTACAAAGGTTATCTTATTGGAAGCACTACTCCTAATGGAGAACCATTTGGTCACGGTATAAGTTTTCCACCGTCACCACAAAACGGTGATTACTTTTTGAGGACAGATTTCTTGCCAAACAGATTATTTAAATATAAAAATCAACGATGGAATAAAGTACAAGATCTAAGACGTGCTGATATGATCGGCGCAGACACTGCTAATAATCAGAAGGGAGACTTTATTAACAATAGTTCAACTTCAACAGTAGCAGGTGAGACTTTTGACCAGCGTCAAGGATTATCTAAAGCACTTAGACCAAAAGCGGATAATAGTTAATGCAACATTTTTATGATAAACAAATAAGACGCTACCTTACACAAATTGTAAGGATGATGAGTAATTTTACTTATAAAACAGGAGATAATACTACTATTAAAATTCCTGTAACTTATGGCGACTTAACTAGACAAGTTGGATCTATTATTAGAGATAACAGCGAAAATAAAATTCCAAGTGCACCACGTATGGCTGTATATATTACAGGCTTAGAAATGGATCGCACACGAACTAGTGATTCTAGTTATGTTAATAAACTTAATATTAGAGAACGTGCATATGATGCAGACGGTAAAGAATATTTAAAAACCGAAGGCAGAAATTATACTGTAGAACGCCTTATGCCTACTCCTTATACACTTACAGTTAATGTAGATGTATGGAGTACAAATACTGATCAAAAACTACAAATACTAGAACAGATATTAATGCTGTTTAATCCAAGTTTAGAAATACAAACTACAGATAACTATGTTGATTGGACATCATTATCTGTAGTTAATTTAGATAATATTCAGTGGAGTAATCGAAGTATACCTGTAGGAGTCGAAAGCGAAATCGATGTTGCTACGTTAACATTTACTACGCCAATATATATTAGTCCTCCGGCTAA